GGGGAACGCCTTGTCGAACCCGTCGACAACCTTCTTGGCTGTCACCAGGTCGATGCCGGTCTGCTTGGCGACCACGGCGGCACCGCCACCGTAGACACGGGCGAAGTTCACGACCTTACCTATGTCCCGCTCCTTGTCACCCTTCTGGACGTGTTCTCCGAATGCCGCTCGCGCGGTAATCAGGTGGAGGTCTTCCCCATCTGCGAACGCCTTGATCATATTCCGATCTCCGCTCAAGTGGGCCAGCACCCTCAATTCCTGTGCCTGGTAGTCCACGCTTACGATAGAGTGCCCTGGTTCCGCTAAGAAGCACTTCCTGATCTTCGAATCCCCAGCAGGCAGGGTCTGAGCAGGGATACCCGTGATGGACATCCGAGCTGTGCGAGCAGCCAGAGGGTTGATGCTCGCGTGGCATCTCCGCTCCGAGTCCGCTGTCTTGATGAACGTATCTACCCATGTTTTCCTCCACTTCCCTGCTTTCTTCGCGTCGACTACTGCCTGCGCGAACTCGCTGCCCTCTGCAGCGAGCTTCCGTAGAAGATCGTCGTCGATCTTGGGCTTACCTGTTGGCGTCTCCGCCGTAACCTTGACACCGTAGGCGTCGAGCACCTTGTGCACCTCGATGGGCGAGTTCACAGACTCGCAACCAAAGTCGAACGCTATCTTAGCTGCAGCCTGCTCCTCATACTTCAGGTCCTGCGACAGCTGCTCGGAGTACGGCACGTCGAGAAGGAACCCGGTGCGCACCATGTAGGAGCACACCTCTGCGACCTCGTGCTCGTACCGCACCAGCTTCTTGGAGTCGGCGGGCACCAGCGGCTTCAGCTTGCGAAGCAGACGTGACGTCAGGATGACATCCATGCCCGCGTACAGAGTGTAGTCCTCGTTGTCGAGGGCCACCTTCTTCCAGATGTTTGCCACTGTGGATCCCTCGTCGTGCGCCAGCTTCTTCATCAGGCCCTTAACATTGTCAGCTATTTCAGCGTCGATGTGGAACCTAGTTAGGTCTACTAGCGAATGCCCCACTCCCCCGTCCCGCAAGGGACGAGGGTCGATGAGGTGGGCGAGGATCTTGGTGTCTGTGACCTTGGGCCACAGCTCCTCCTGCTTCACGCCAAGAGTCTGGTCGAACACCTGCAGGTCATACGCTGCGTTCTGAAGGATCAGTTTCTTCACCGTGAGCAGAGCCCAGATGACGATGTCCTCGAACGCTCCGCCTAACTCAACAGGAACCACCCACGCCTCGGTGGCGTGACCGAACTGGACCAGCCGGATCTTGAACCGGCTGCTGTAAATGTCCAGGCCAGTGGTCTCCGAGTCAACAGAGAGCTGCCCTATGTTGGAGGCGATGAACTCGCTGAACATATCCAGATCGTCCTCGGTTTGCACGACGTGGATCTCCACGTCCTGCCCGTCGACCTTAGTCTTGTGTGTAAGCATGTTTACTCCTCTTCAATGATTGTCTCTACGCTGACGAACAAAATGTGGTCCCAGTTGACGCTGACATTAAGGTCAGCTTCATCGTTGTGCACATGCACCGAGACCTTGGGGTCTATAACCACTGAACCCTCGAACACCATGCTCGTGCCGTTAGTGAACGCTACCGTTACTTCGTTCATGTTACCTCCTGGTTGGAGGAGAGGGAGGTGCTGGCGGCACCTCCCCCTCCAGGATCAATCAGCGCAGGAACTGTGCATCGCACTGCGAGGCACGGTCACGCTCGGGGCAGGAGAACAAGCGGTAAGGCTTGCCCGATGCCTTGGCGACACCGGCCTTGTAGACCATCTGCCCGTGCACGCACGAGCGGGTCTCCCCGTTAGGTGCAGCGTCAGCACCGACAGGTGCAGCTGCCGTAGGGTGCGACTCCTTGAGAACCTTACCAACAGCCCCGTAGCTCTGGAACTTCCTGGAAGCATTCCACAGTGCTTCCATGATCTCCTTGACAACAGAAGTGTTGTCGAGGAGCACCGAGCGGAGGTCGTCGACGTCCGCAGCATGGATGACCAGCCACGGTGAATCGAATCCGGTACCACCCTTGATGGTGCCGACTGCTTCTGTCTTGTCTCCCATTGCTTCCTTCTCCTTCTTCGCTACTGTTTTGATTTCCTCGACGTTCTGTTCGAGGTCTCCGAATGGATCTGTCATAACTCCTCCTACCTGATAGGACATGCGCCGGTTGCACACTCCTCGTCGACACCGTCGCCGATGTCATGTGTTTGCGACGCATTGTACTGCGCCTTGGTGATCTTCTCGTACGGTGTCTGCGGCATGCTGACATCGGGGAACACGGTGGCACCCTTGAGGGCACCGCCGAACTCGTAGATGGTATCCGCCAGCTCCTTGACGTCGTACCCCTGCGGGATGTTAGCCGTGTAAGACACGGCGTTGTCAGCCCACAGCGACTGGTACACAGCCTGCATCGTCAACATCTCCGTCAACGTCAGGTCGTACACCGACTGCACGATCTCTTCAGCCTTACGCTCACCAACCCTGTCGGACACAGCCTGAAGCAGGCTGTCCTTCGTGGGTATGGACACAACGAACGTGTCCGGTGCGTACAGATCGTCTTCCACCAGGTACCCCTGGGCCTGCAACTTCAGGACCTGAGCCCTGTCGTCTCCCAGCTTGTTGAAACGGATACGCCTGATGAAATACCGTGAGAAGATCGGGTGGATCCCCTCGGACACGCCGGGCAGCTTAGCTATGGTGCCTGTCGGCGCTACTGTGCGTAGCTTGACGGGTACCGGGATGCGCAGCTGATGCGAGTACCTAGTAGCCTCGTAGCTGACCTCGTCGGCCATGCCACGGAGCAGACTGCGGAACTCCTTAGAGAGCGGAGCTTCGCTGTACTTCTTCCCAGTCAATGCCAGGTAGGATGCTGTACCAAAGTGACCGACGCCGATGCGACGGTTACGGTCCAGCACCTCACGAGACTTAGGGTCACCAACAGGTGAGAACGTAGCCCTGATGAGGAACCTCGTCATCAGACGGTGCGCCCTGATCATGCCGAGATGGTTCGTACGTCCATGCTCGTTGGCGAACGCCGCCATGTTGACATGCCCCAGGTTGCACGGCTCCCACTCTTGCAAGGTGATCTCACCGCACGGGTTGGTGCAGACAACCTCGTTGGGTTCCCCCACGTTGGACAGCGAGCTGTCCCAGAAGCCAGGCTCCCCGTTGCGTGCCATACCCTCGGCGATGAAGCCCAGAACACGGTGCGCCTGCGGATCCCCATCGTCTAGCAGGGTCCAGAACTCGTCGTCAACCTCGACGGAGATGTTCGTAGTCCAGTGCTCACCACTGGACTCTTTGATGTTGATGAACGCCTGGATGTGATCGTCCTTCCAGTGCATGATAGACATGCGCGCGGAGCGACGAACACCACCAGCGACAACGCACTTAGCGATGGCGTGGTCGACATTCATAGCACCGAGACCATACAGCTGACGTCCAACCACCTTGTTGAACTCCTCGGTGACAGTCTTCAGCATCAGCGCCAGCGGGCCAGGCCCACTCGCACGACCACCGAACGTCTTCAGCCTAGCGCCCGCCGGGCGCACCCTAGACACATCGTACACGCGCCGAGTGTGCTTCACATCGGTGCGGTAGTGCGTCTCGATCAGGTCAGACAGTGCACGGCCCCAGCCCTCGCGGGAGTCCTCGATCTGGAAGGCTCCCGTCCAGTTGTTGCTGAACTCTGGAGAAACGATGCCGTCCTCCACCATCTGATGGTAGTCCTCATGGGAGGTGTCGCACACGATGTGCACCTCCAGGTGCTGCTCCACCCGAGGGTGGTGCTCAAGATGCTTCTGCGAGTAGTTCGCACCAACACCTCCACCTTCCATCAACCGTAGGAACGTGAACATGAAGTGCTCCTGCGGTGTGGCGTCGAACCCTGCAACCCAGCAGTTGAACAAGTGCTGCGCGTTGCGCACACCACTAGCCCAGAGGTGCCTGCCTGCAGGCATGATCTGGAACTGCTCCATCATCTCGATCAGATCTTCACGCTCGTTCTCGTTGTGGTACCGCTCGTCCACCAGTGCCAGGTTGCCGTCGACCACGCGCTGTACAGTCTCGGGCCACGTCTCGTTCGTGCCGTCAGGTTTAACACGTGAGTATGTCCTGTTGTAGACGATCTCACCGGTAGGTCCCCAGTTTGTCACTTTTCAACTCCTCTACTAAATGTCATTACAAATTCTGTGCGGGTTGGCAGTATTTGCCACCGACATACATCTCCAGGTCCTGTCGGGACCAGTTATGCAGCAGCATGGGCTTCTCTTCCGGGAACAGCTCGGGAACGTGCAACGCCCTGTAAAACTCGGAGCGTGCCATACCGTTGAGCACCGGATCGAATAGATTCACCGGAAGTCGCCGTCATAGATGTCGTTCTCGTACCCGTCACTGAGTGCCTGCGCAGCTGCCCTGGTTGGCTTCTTGTGCAGACCTGGACCCTCGTACTCCCCCATGTCCTTCTTGTACCCGAAGTTCATCAGGTTAGTCAGAGACTTCAGGGCTCTGCGCACCGCTACCTCGTCGGCGTTGTTGAAGTTCTCGCCGAGCAGGTAATGGGCCACGATCAGGTTGAAGTACCGCTCGTTCTTCAACTTCAGGGCCTGCAACGCACCAGTAAGGTCCACCAGGAACGACGCTGTAGCGCCGGTCGTGTCAGTGTACCCGTTGCCGGTGCCCGACGACTCCTCGTCGGCAGCCCACGACCCCATCTCACCGGCACCTAGACAGGACAGTGCGCCCGCAGCCAGCCTCTTCTTGACCTCGCCGGTGGAGTAGTTGAAGTCCCCCTTGGAGATGCGGGTGCGCTGCTTGTCTTTAGCAGCGACCTGCTTGGCCATCTGGAACAAGAACTTCCTGGCCACGTCGGTGTCGAAGGTGTCCAGCGTGTCCACCGCACCAGGTGCCTCAAGCAACCTCATCCACATGTCCTGCTCGATGTCGTCGGCAGAGATCTCCTGCCACTCTATGGCAGCGTTCACCGCAGCCTTGCGGATAGACTCCCCGTACTTCTCTACTGTTTCGTTTTCCATTATCAATCCTATTCTGGTCGCAACTGCGTAGTTGAGACCCGCTTTGGGTCGGTGCTGGTACGACCGCAGTCGTTGCAGCGATACCGTTGGTACTTGCCCGTCGTCTTGGTTAGGAACCCCATCTTCTCAAGGTTGGCGGATCCACACGAGGTGCAGACCAGACCGTCCAAGTCCATGTACAAAGCCATGTTGGGGAGCTTCAGCCAAGGCTTCAAAGCATCGAACACCTGTTCGGTCAGCTTGACGTCCTGGATGTTGTAACGCTTCATCAAAGCCCACGACTTGGGGTCGTTGTCGATGACGCAGCCGTTCCACAAGTCCATGCCGGTGTGGTGCAGC